TTATTGATAATGGTCAAATTTCAGAAGTTAAAATCATCAGTGGTGGAATTGGTTATGTTGCGTCTGAGACTTCACTGAAGGTTACTGCATCAGGAAGAGATTGTGTCTCTGAAGCACAGATTCAAGAATGGAACATTAACCTGTTTGAGAGAGACTTCTCCAAGATTACATCAGATGATGGATTTGTCTCTGAGAACATTGATGACACACAACTTCAGTATTCCCACATTTATGCTCCCAGAATTCTGAGACAGACTGTTAGTTCTTTGGATTCTGATGGTAATCGACTATATGGTTCAAAGGACCTAAACATTGCTAGAGGAGTTGAGATCGATAATAGAAGACACTCTTCGATCATTGGTTGGGCATATGATGGAAACCCAATTTATGGTCCTTATGGTTATGCCAACGGACAGAAAGGAACCATCAAGCAACTCACCAGCAGTTATGAACTGAGATTTGATAAACCAAACAGACCCTCACTTTCCACGTTCCCTGGTGGATTCTTCGTTGAAGATTACGAATACACAGAGAGTGGTGATCTGGATAAACACAATGGAAGATATTGCCTCACTCCAGATTATCCCAACGGTGTTTATGCTTACTTTGCAACCTTTGATAATATTGTGGACTCGGATGGTCCCTTCACTAATTACAAGAGACCTTATTTCCCCTACTTGGTAGGTAACTCGTTTAAGTCACAACCGAATGAATTCAACTATCGTAAGACTTCCAACCAGAATCAATACAATCTGGAGAATGGTAACTGGTTCAGAAACACCAAAGAATACCTGATCAATGATGACCGTTCCCATTATGACTTTATTCTGAACTCTGATAACTTCTCACCACAAGGCGCAGAGGTTGTTTCCACGACGGCATCCGGAATTGATTATGTTGGAGTGGTAACTGGTGGTCGCGGTTATAGTGTTTATGATAAAGCATCGTTTGCAAACGGACCAACTGGTGGTTCAGGTGCTCAGGCAGTTGTTGAGAGAATCTCTGGTAAGCAAATTGTAGATGTCTCCACTGCTTCCACTTCTTTTGATAATGTTGAATTTACTCCTTTTGGCAATCCTTCCAGTTTCATTGGATTCAGTTCTATTCCCACCAAATTTGAGTTTGGTGATCTGGTCAGCATTTCTGGTCTGAACATTCGTTATGATGGATTTGAAGATTATTATACAGTTGGAGTTAGATCTGATAACTTTGTTCTGACACTGGGTGTTGGTTCTGCAACTGCAACTGGAATTACCACTTACTTCTATGTCTCTGGTCTTCTGGAGTATCCTTACATCAGACCTAATGATATTCTTGGAATTGGAACTGAGAGAGTTCAGGTTCTAAATGTTGATCCTGTAACTCAGAGAATCAGAGTTATCAGAGAGGTTGATGGAACTGTTGGAAATGCACACACTAACAGTAGTGTTCTTTATGAGGATCCCAGAAAGTTCACTTTCAATGCCACTGGAATTCACACCAACCGTTCATTCAGAATTAACACTGAACTGTATTTCCAACCATCAGAATCTGTTGGTATAGGAACAACTTTGGGTCCCGGAGTTGGAGTTACTGTTTCTCTCTCCAATCCTGGAGTCGGTGCTACTCAATTGTTCCTCACACCTCAAGGAATCTACTATAAGGATCACCAACTGAGACTGAATGATACTGTTTTCTATGAGACTCACGGTGGAAATAGCATTGAGGTTTGGAATGGAGAGGCAACTCATCCTTACACAGATCTGACGGCGTTTGGGACCCTCTATGTTGTTCCTCTCACTAAGGACATTATTGGTATTGCTAGTAACAAAGTGGGACTTGGAACCACTGGTGGATATGTTGGTGTCAATAGTAATCCTGGTCTCTTCTACTTTACTGACGCAGGATCTGGTGAGTATCACAGCTTTGAAACCAATTACACTGAAGTTCTAACTGGTCAAGTTGCTAAGAACATTGTTACTGTTTCGACCGCATCCACACACAATCTCCAACTGAGTGACAAAGTTTGGTTGGATGTGAATCCCATTGATACTGTGACTGTAACAGTTAAGTATGATGATTACAACAGAAGAATCATATTCAATCCTCAGGATTTTGTTGCTGGGGATGTTAATGCTTTGAGAAACACCATCACCTTTGTAAATCATAACTTCAGAAAGGGAGATAAAGTTCTTCATACTGCAACCTCTCCTTCTGGTGGGTTGGCGAATGAGGGAATGTATTATGTTCTTCCCTTCAGTCAAGATAAGATTCAGTTAGTTGAGAATAAGTTCAATTTGCTTCAAACTGTTCCTGAGATTGTTGACATCACCAGTGCTTCTGCTGGAACACTCTCCAAGATTAATCCTTACACTGAAACCAGAAAGAATAATAAACTGAAGTTTGATCTCTCTGATGAATCTCTGTCATTTGTTTCTAATGGTGAGAGATTCTCCGCTTTTGATATGAGTTTGTATTCTGATCTTGAATACACAACTCCCTTTGTTTCTTCTGGTAAGGCCAATGAATTTGAAGTTACTAAGGAAGGAAGAGCTGGCATTGACGCAACTGCACATCTGACTCTTCTGGTTTCTGATTATGTTCCAGACAATCTTTGGTACAAATTCAACCTCATCAACACTCAGTTCATTACTAAAATCAAGAGTGAGATTCTGATTGACACTGACACAATTTCTAACAATCAGATCAATGTTGTTCCCAGTGATTATGATGGGGATCACACCATTGTGGGACTTGGAACCACAACCTTCTCCTTTAATCTTTCAAGAATTCCTGAGAGTTTGTCTTATGACAAAACAAACTCCACTGCAACTTATGAAACCAATTCCAGAACTGCAACTGGTTCAATTACCAGAATGTTGGTTCAGAGCAGAGGTGCTGGTTACAGATCACTTCCTGAAATTACCAATGTTATAAGTGTTGGTGGAACAGATGCAATTCTGTTCGCAGAGGGCAATGATGTTGGTTCAATCACTGGAACCAGATTCCTTTCCAATAACATTGGATTTGATTATCCTTCTGACAAGACAATGAAGATTGTCTCTAACCTCCCTGAGATTGTTGAGGTTGAGACACTCGCATCCTTCAGATACATCGGAATTACTTCTAATGGTCGTAATTATCTGGTTGCACCTGATCTGGTGGTGATTGATGGTTATACCAATGAGCCAATCACAGATATTGATCTGGAATATTCTTTGGGAGACCAGAGAGTTACCATTTTGAAGAATAACACTGGAATTTATCCAGTTACTCCTCGGATTGTTCCTGTCAATAACTCCAACGGAATTGGAATTAATTCCATTGGGTTTAACACCGAATCCAAGAATGTTCAAGTTTATTTTGATGTTGATTTTGAAACTCTGGACGATTTCCCTTACACCATTGGGGACAGAGTGTTCATTGAGAACACCAGCGTTGGTGTGGGGTCCACTGGAATTGGTTACAACTCTGAAAATTATGGTTACGCTTACTTTACCATTACTAACACCGATCCAAATGTCGGTGGATCAAATGGAAGCATCACTTATGACCTGACTGATTATCTTGGTGATAATGATGTTCCTGGTAAATTCAGCACCACTCTTTCGAAGGGAAGAGTAATTCGTGTGGATGATTTCCCCATCTTTGACCCTGTGGTGGCAAAGAATGACTTCTTTGTTGGTGAAACAGTTCTGAGTGATGGTGCTTCTGGTGTTGTTGCAAGTTGGAATGACACTCTGGAGATTGTAAAAGTTTCCACAAAGGATGACTTCAAACTTGGAAAACTTCTGATTGGTAAGTCTTCTGGAACTCAGGCATTTATTGATAAGATTGATTCCTTTGATTCTGAGATCATCACTGGTGCTGGAGTCACCATTGTGGATGGTTGGCAGAGTAACACTGGTTTCTTGAATGATAGCCTTCAGAAACTTCCCAACAATGAGTATTATCAGAACTTCGCTTATTCAATCAGTTCTAAGATTCCTTATGACACCTGGAGTGATCCAGTTGGGTCCATCAATCACACTGCTGGATTTGGTAAGTTTGCGGATCTTCAGGTTGTAAGTATTCAAGACATCAATCAAAATATCATTGAACCCATTGAATCTAACATTGAAGTCGCTGTTGATATTGTCAGTGAGAGTGACATTCATTGTTTTTATGACTTTGACAATGTTACAGAAAGAACAACTTCTGTAGATGGTGTCAATGTCTCTGATGAAATCTACTTTGAAAATAGAATTCTCACAGATCACTTTGAATCCATTGGTAACAGGGCAATTGTTATTGATGACATTAGTGATGGATTTGATAGTAATGAGAGAACAGATGCTTTTGTGGAGATTGGTCCCTATAGTCAGGACAGAATCTTCAACAGATTCTTCACTTATGTGAAAGATCAAACCTTCTCTGAAAGAAGAGAATCTTCTATCATATCTGCTGTACAGAATGGAGCACAGATGTTCTCCAATGTGTACGCTGATATGAACACTTCTACACCTCTGGGTGTGTTTGATTACATTAGAAAAGCAGATGGTTTCTATCTGAGATACACACCCTTTGCTGGAGTGTTTAATAATTATGATGTGAGCGTGAATTCCATTGGTATTTTCAATAACATCACCACTGGTTTTGGAACATCATTCTTAGGAATTGGATCCATCACTGGAATTCAAGGAGAACAATCCAATATTTCAGTTGGAACCACAACAAACATTGTTTCCTTTGGAACTTCTTACCGCTCCGCTAAAGTGAGAGTGGTTTATGAGGATGATCAACAGAACTTTGATGCAGCAGAAATCAGCATGTTGCATGATGGAACTGATGTTGTGATTGTGGAATATGGAAACATCAAATCCAATGAGAGCCCTTATTACACATCAGGTGTTGGAACTTATAACGCTTACATTGATAGTGGAAATGTTAAACTTGATTTAATTCCCAGTGTTGGTGTTGCACTTACTGCAAACTCCTCCATTGTTGTGATGAGTGACAATGAAGTTGGAGTTGGATCCACATCAATGGATACAGCACTTCTGAGATCTGTTTATACTTCAATCGCTTCCAGTGCCTCACCTGTTGCTGTTGAGGTTGCTTCTTATGAGGATCCCTATCAATTCGCTTATTATCAGGTTGTCACTTCAAACACCACAGGTTCTGAATATGAGTACAGAGAAGTTGCAATTCTAAACTCTGATACTGATGAATACTTTGGTGACTTTGGTCAGATTCAAACTGGCGGAAACATTGGAACATTTGGAATTGAACAATCTGGTCCTTATGTGAAACTGATGTTCACACCTGAGGCAAACATTGCCACTGAGGTGAGAGTCACAGCAATTGAAACTCAGTCATACACTGGAGATAAGGACATTGATGTTATTGAACTTGAGAACCTTCAGTATGACTCCAGGGCAGCTGTTTATCAAGCAACTGGACTCGCTGCTCAAACTAAATTTGAACTGAAGAGTAACACTTTTGACATCTTCACCAGATATTTCAATGGAAGTGACTCAGCGGTTGTGGGTGTTGGAACCAATACTGTTAAGATCCCTAATCATTATTTTGTAACTGGTCAGAATGTCACTTATGAGACCACTGGTGGCCGCGGTGTTGGGACTCTTTATAACATTGGAATCGCAAATACTAATGTTCCTGGAATTGGTTTAACTGATAAACTTCCTTCTGATCTTTACATTGTGAAGGTGGGAGAAGGTGCTGTTCAGTTTGCAGCAACAGCAGAAAATGCACTAGCAACACCAAATCCAATTGTTTATGAAATCACCTCTGTGGGTGTTGGAACTTATCACATTCTTAAATCTAATGATAATGATTCCAACTCTAAGACTTTGGTTTCCATTGACAGAAAACTCCAGTCTCCTGTTTCTGATACCAGTGTCACTTCCACACTAAATGAATCCATTGTGAATGAAACCTCATTCATTGTTGCTGGAATTACTTCATTCTATCCTTATGACATTATCAGAATTGATAATGAATATATGACCATTACTGCTTCTTATCTGGACAGCGGTCAGCCCACAATGGATGTGGTTAGAGCTCAGTTGGGTTCTGATCTTGTTTCTCACTCCAGTGGAACTCAAATCACAAAGATTGGTGGTCAGTACAATATTGTGGAGAACACAATTAACTTTGTTGCCTCTCCTTATGGTAATGTTCCTCTCAGCACCACCACAGAAGGTCCTAATGAGGCGGATTGGACTGGAATCACAACTCACTCCACATTCCAAGGAAGAGCGTTCCTGAGAACCGCTCCAGTGGGTTCTTCCACTGAGACTTATGATCACAACGCAGTGTTTGATGATCTGTCACCTCAGTTCACAGGTCTTACCAGTGAATTCACTCTGAAGTCTCAGGGTAATGATGTTCCTGGAATCTCCACTTATAACGCAGCAATTCTGATCAATGGAATCTTCCAGAAACCTGATGGTCCAGACATCTCTAGAATTGATAATGAACCCAATTATGATCTTCTTGGTTCTGCTGGAATCACCACCATTCAGTTCTTGGGAGATCCTGGTGATTATGTGAATGGTGATGTCAACACTGGTTCTTATCCTCGCGGTGGCATAATTCAGGAAGTTGGTTCAACTCCTGGTTATGGTTACCAACCTCTGGTGGCAGCGGGCGGAACCGCAGTTGTTTCTGGTTTGGGAACCATTTCTTCCATCGCCATTGGTAACAGTGGTTCTGGTTATCGCCCTGGTGTTCAAACTGTTGTGAATGTGGGTGTTCAAACTTACAGTGATGGTGTTCCTAACATTGAATTCATTGGAACCGCAGCAATCAGTGGTGGTCACATTGTCAGTGTGGCAATCACCAATCCTGGAGCGGGTTACACAACCACAGATGTTCCACAGGTTGTCTTTGATAAACCACTCTCTTATTCCAACATTCCTCTGATTTACAGTGGAACTTCTGGCATTGGAACTGATGCTCTTGTTGACATTACAGTTGGACTTGGTTCCAGTGTGATTGACTTTACTCTGAAGAACACTGGTTCTGGTTATGGTTATGGAGACACTCTGACTGTTGCGATTGGTGGAACTGTGGGCATTCCCACTAACACTAATCTTACCTTCAGTGAGTTCCAATTGAGTGTAAACAGAGTTTATGAGGACCTCTTCAATGGTTGGTTCTTTGGTGAACTGGAAGCATTTGATTCCTTTGAGGATGATTTTGATGGTGTTTCCAAGACCTTCAACTTGAAGATTAATGGCGAAGGTGTCGCAGTGATGACCAGAAAGGGTTCTGTGATTGACACCACTCTCAATCTTCTGGTGTTTGTGAATAATATTCTTCAGGAACCTCATCAAGCTTATGAGATGCAAGGTGGAAGTGTGATTCGCTTCTCTGAAGCACCCAAAGCAGGTGACACTTGCACAGTGGTGTTTTACAAGGGAACTCCTGAAATTGATGTTATTTTCAGAGATGTTCTTGAGACTATCAAGGAAGGTGATGTTCTGGACATTTACAATGACCCAGAAGAAGGTCAAGGAAGAGGTTTAGATCAGAACCCCAGAGTTGTTACTGGAATCAACACAGTTGATTCTGTGAGGACTAATCCTTACAGAAATCCTGGAGTTACTACTGACACAACTCTTCAAAGACCCATCGCATGGTGTAAGCAAACTGTGGATAAGATTATCAACAATCAAGTTGTTGGTAAGGACAGACCACATTATGAGCCCAACATTTATCCCTTCTCTTATCTGATTGAGAATGTTGGAATTACAACTCAGATCGCTTATGTGGACAGTGTCAAGCCTTTGTTTGATGCACCCAATGAGCAAGAAGATAACAGAACAGTTTGGCAAAATAAGGTTGAGTTTGTTTCACAGGCGGATTATGAAGTGGGTCTGGCAACTGCGGTTGTGGATGACTTTGGAAGAATTTCCTCCATTGTTGTTACTAACCCTGGCGCGGGTTACACTTACAACCCTCAAGTCTCCATTGCACCTCCTGCAGATGGAACAAGAGCAGTTGCAGAATCCAACACATTCAATGGAAAGGTTACAGGTTTCAATCTCATTGAAATTGGTGCAGGTTACACCAACACCAATCCTCCTCTGGTTCTGATTGAAACTCCCAATTATGGAAATGAAATCATCAATGTTGACAGTTATGAGGGTGATTATGGAATTGTGGTTGGTTTTGGAACCACCACAACAGGAGACAACACACAATTCATCTTTGACTTCTTTATTCCCACAGATTCTTTCCTGAGGGATGATGATTACAACAGCCCCACCATTACTGTCAGTGGAATCAGCACTGGTGACTTCTTCACCATCTTTGATTCTGACGCAACACACAGCAAGGGAACCATTGTTTCTCTTCAGAATGATGACACAACCAGAATTGGTGTTTCCACTCAGTTCTTAGATAACATTTATCAGGTCGCATCCACACAAACTTTGGATGTGAATGTGATTGGTGTGGGTGTTACTGAAGTTAGAAGAGTCTTCACTAACATTGTTGGTTATTCCACAGAATCCTTCTCTTCCACTTTGATTACATTTGATTCCACAGTTTACACCTTTGATGATCAGTCTTATGAAGTCTTTACTGGTGGAATTGGTTCAGCATTCTATTTCGCTAACTTCAGTTGGGGTAAGTTGAACTTTGATGGAAGAAATAACGCTCAGGCGTTTGATGCTGAAACATTAGGTGGTTACTCAGGTCTAAACACTTCCACTTATGTGAGAAGATACAACCCCCTGAGATACAAAAACTATTACTCTTCATAAACCCTAAATATAGTTACCAAGGACTAAACAGAGAATGGCTAAGTTAGGTATAAACACTGGAACAACGCCAAATGACGGAACAGGCGATACTTTACTTGATGCCGGTGTAAAAATAAACAGTAACTTCGATGAAGTTTACGGTGTTATTGGTGATGGCAGCGCTGTATACACAGGAATCGTAACACAACTGGTTGCTGGTGATTTCATCAGCATCTCCACCTCATTTGGAAGTGTGACCGTAACTGGTCTCGCCAACACAATATCAGTCAATGCAGAATCATTGGTTGTTTCTGGTCTCTCCACCCTTGGTGTTATAACTGGGGCGACCTCTCTGGAAGTTGGACCAATTTATGGAACCACCGCTGAGTTTAGTGGAAATGTTACTGGTGGGGCATTTATTGGTGATGGTTCTAATCTGACTGGATTGGCAACCACTGAGCATGTGGTGACAGAATCCTTGGTTGTCTCTGGTGTCTCCACACTTGGAATTATCACTGGTGCCAATTCTCTTGGAATTGCCAATGTTTACACCAGTTTCATTTATGGTGATGGTAATGGATTGGTAAACATTCCTTATTCTGCTTTGGCGGGTGTTGCCACTTATGCGGACAATGCAGGAATCGCCACCTATTCTGATAACGCTGGAATTGCGACTTATTCAGATAACGCTGGAATTGCGACTTATGCCACCTCAGCGGGTGTTGCCACTGATGCCACTTATGCCATCAGTGCTGGAATTGCCACTTACTCTGACACGGCAGGGATTGCCACTTATGCCACCTCAGCAGGTGTTGCCACTGATGCAACTTATGCAGTAAATGCTGGTGTTGCGACTTATTCAGACACATCAGGAATTGCCACTTATTCATCAAACGCTGGTCTTTCCACCAACGCAACTTACGCCACTTATTCATCAAACGCTGGTCTTTCCACCAACGCAACTTACGCCACTTATTCATCAAACGCTGGTCTTTCCACCAACGCAACTTACGCCACTTATTCCACCACAGCGGGAATCGCAACTTACGCCACTTACGCCACTTATTCATCAAACGCTGGTCTTTCCACCAACGCAACTTACGCCACTTATTCCACCACAGCGGGAATCGCAACTTACGCTGACACTGCTGGAATTGCCACTTATGCCTCCAGTTCTGGAATCGCAACCTTTGCAACTCGTGCTGGTGTTGTAACAAACTCCGACTTTGCTGGTTATGCGGATGTTGCGGGAATCTCCACTTATTCACCAAACGCCGGTGTTGCCACTTATGCCGACACAGCAGGAATTGCAACAAACGCTGAAGGACTGACTGGAACTCCAAACATTACAGTTGGGCAGGTTGTTGCTTCCAACCTAAGTGTTTCTGGTGTTTCCACATTGGGTGTGGTTACTGGAGCCACTTATTATGGTGATGGAACCAATCTCACTGGTGTTGTTTTAGAGAACACAACACAAACCTTCACTCAGTTAGTTGTAACAGGTGTCACCACATTGGGTGTTGTGACTGGTGTTCAGGCACTCTCAGCGGATAACATTTACGCCACCAGTTTTTATGGTGATGGTTCTAATGTCACTGGAGTAATCGCAGAAGGTTCTGTTGGTGTTTCCATTGGTGGTTCTTATGTTGGTGCTGGATTTACCAACATCAACACCATTTACGCTGGTTCAGTGGAAGGAACCGCTGTTGGAAATGGCAGCACAGTAAACATCACAATCACTGGTCTTGCAAACACAGCAAACATCAATGGTGACTCAATGGTTATCACTGGTGTTTCCACACTGGGCATTATCACTGGTGTTCCTTCCATTGAAGTTACCAACATTTATGGAACAGAGTTTACTGGTAATTCAGCATCCGCTGATGAAGTCAAGACACAAACTCAAACTCTGGATGGTAATTATAATGTCACCTTTGTTGATGGCGACAATGGTTCTCCAACAAATGAAACAGTTTACACAGGTAATCTTGTTTGGAATCCCTTTAGTGGTTCTCTGACTGGAATCACCTCACTGAATGCAACTGAAGCAGTGATTGGTGATGCAACAGTAACTCAACAGATTACAAGTGGAATTGCAACTTTCAGTTCTGATGCTGGAGTTGTTGGTGTTCTAACTGCTGGCAGTTTGGAAGTCACTGGTGTTACCACACTGGGTGTTGTAACTTCTGTTACTTCCATTGAGGTTACTGATGTTTATGCAACCACACTTTATGGTGATGGATCTAATCTTACTGGAGTTGTTGCTTCTGGAGTTGGGGTTACTGTTCAGGATGGAGGAGTTGGAAAGGGAACTGCATCAATTCTGAATTTCGATTCAAACCTTACGGTCACAGATGTTTCTGGTGGAATTGCAACTGTAACTGCATCTGCTGGTTCTGGTTCAACAGCTAACATTTCAGCAGACACATTGGTTGTTTCTGGAGTTTCCACTCTCACTAACCTAGCAGAAGTTAGAAGTGATGATGGAACCCCTGGAAGAGTTGATTATTATTGTGAGGTGTCTAATGCACATTACACAAGAATTCAAGCAGCTCCTCATGCCGAATATTCTGGTAATGCCACTGTAACTCTTCCAACAACTGATGGAGATATTATTGTTGGAGATACGGCTTCTGCAATTTCACAGAATGTCAATACATCTGGCATCATAACAGCTGCTGAGTTTTATGGTGATGGTTCGAACCTGACTGGAATCTCTGCTGGTTCGACTGCTAATGTTTCAGCAGACACATTAGTCGTTTCTGGAGTCTCCACACTCGGCATCATTACTGGTGCCACATCTTTGGGTGTGACTGATCTTTATGCCACAACACTTTATGGTGATGGTTCTAACCTCACTGGAGTTGGTGGAGGTGGTTCAGGATTTGATGTTGGTTATGGATTGACACCAGCAAGTTCAATTAACCTTGTTGGAACTGGAATTACTCAGGTCAATTTTGTTGGTGTAGGATACACCGTTGAAGTTTCTGGCAACATTGCTACAGTTCGAAACCTGGCACAAGGACTTGAGGTTATTGAGGTAACAAGTTCTGGATTTGCAGCAACAGTGTTTGCTGGAGCTCAGATGTCATATAGTGCAACATCAAATAATGCAAATGCACATTGGTTTATTGAGGATTATGATGGTCTAACCTCAATCGCCATTGGTTATGATACTGGAAACATGGCTGGTGGACAACTGGATGAAGCAGGAACATACAACATCGGAATCAGAGCTGGAACATTTTTTGGTCTTTCAGAAAGACACAATGTCTCACTAACCATTGAACCATTCACTCTTACGATGGACACCGCTTTTGGTAATGAAACCAGCCTTCTGATGTGGGATGAATTGGGTAACATATATGGAATGCTCGCAAGTGGAGGTGTTGTTGATTATGATGGTGCTAACTATGTGATTGATAGGGACAATTCAAATATTGGATCTGCTAGTTCACATGCCTTGTTCTATTCGCCATCATCAAATAGAATGATTGGTTTCAGATATAACGCCTCTGAGAATGTTGATAGTTACAGATATTGGACAAGTGTTTCAGATGCTTCTGATGGTACTAATGTTGGATCAGGAAACATTTTAGATAGCGATTCCGGCAACCTTGCGGATCAAGTTCTTCCAGAGAATATGCTTCGTGCAACTGTTGGTGGTGGAGGTACTGGAGGATACTGGTTCCCCACAGGTGATAGGCAGAACTTCCTTGGAGGATCTCACTACTTAGAAATTACTCCCAGCGACGCTACTCTGGACAACTTTGGTACAAAGAGTAACGGTTCTTGGTCTTATGGTTTCACACTCGAAGACCCCTGGATCGTTAGTGGGGGTGCTCAACAGATGTTGTCACCTTCGACATCAGCAAAAGGATGGCACTTATTTGGCATGTATTCATACACAATTGGAAGTAGTGATTATGAAGGAATAATGTATGGTGATTTTGATAGTGGTCCTTACTCGACCTCATCCGGATCTGAGTACACCGCTATTGATGGAAAAGTTGGTCTTGCTGGATCGACAGTTCAAGTTTACTTTAATGATTCTACTGACAGATATCACATCTATATTGATGGTACTCAGGTTTTCAGTAGCACTTCTCCAGCAACATACATGATTTCTGGAACAACTTCAGAACCAGTGTTGAGATTTGGTGATACAACACTAACTAACGGTGGTAATACGCCTATTGATGAAGACGAACCTGTACCCTGGTACACTCGTATCAGAGACTTGTGGATTGATAACAGTGGAGTCCTTGGCCCATCATCCTTCACAGCAATTGGAACCTTTAGAGATAGAAATCTCGAAACTTATGAAGGTTATGAATACATTGATGTTTATGCAACTCTCACTGGAGCAGGAACCAGTGTGAAGAAGGGGGGTGTATCTCTCGCGAGAGGAACCGTCACATTTACCTAATAAATAACAAAAAATAGTGTCACAAAATGGCAGCGATAATTACTGATCAACTTCGTATTTTAAATGCAAAGAACTTCGTTGCTGGAATTCAATCCAGTGACAATTCTTACTATGCATTTATTGGTCTCCCAAATGCACTGAGTTATCAGGCAACATGGGACCAGAGTCCACCAACTCCAATCGACAGTCTCAATCAATCAAATGATGATTGGGATACGATGTTGGCGATGAAGAAGATCAACTCCAGCGATGTCTCACAGGTCGTTCGTAAAAACGTTTGGACTTCCGGGATCACATATGATATGTGGAGAAACGACATTAGTCGTAACAACCCTTCACAACCCTCTGGTTCTTTTGATATCTATTCTGCCAATTATTATGTGATGAACTCTGATTACAGAGTTTATATTTGTCTTTTCAATAATGCAAATCCAGAGAATAACTTCAATGGTGGTCCTTCTCTGGATGAACCAACATTTACTGACCTGGAACCCAAGGAGGCAGGTAACAGTGGTGATGGATACATTTGGAAATATCTTTACACCATTCCTCCCAATCAAGCAATCAAGTTTGATTCCACCAATTATATTCCTGTTCCCACCGACTGGTACACAAATGTCAAAGATGCACCTGTAAGAGAAAATGCATCATCTGGAGGACAACTGAAGGTTGTTACCATTAGAAACAGAGGTGTGGGTCTTGGAACTGCTAACACAACTTACACCAATGTTCCTATTCTTGGTGATGGTTCTGGAGGACAAGCAACCATTGTGGTGAATAATGACTCTAAGGTGGAGTCGGTGACTGTGTCGAAAGGTGGGAGAGGTTATACGTTTGGGACATTAGATCTTCCCGCTGGAGGTGTTCCCACTGGAACAACTGAACCCATCTTTAATGTTATTATCCCCCCTCAGGGTGGTCACGGAGCTGACATTTACAGAGAACTTGGAGCTTACAATGTTCTCACTTATGCAAGGTTTGAAAACGACACAGATAACCCAGACTTTATCACTGGTAACCAGTTTGCCAGAGTGGGTTTGGTAGAGAATCCAAAGGCAAATGGTTCCGATGAACTTTTGAATTCCGATAAGGCAAGTGCTGTTTATGCACTGAGACTGACTGGAGCTGGTTACAGTGAAGCTGTCTTTACTGCAGACTCATACATTACCCAAACAGTTGGTCTTGGTTCCACCGCGGTTGGTCGTGTGGTTTCTTATGATCCCATCACTGGTGTTCTGAAATATTGGCAGGATAAGACTAATTGTGGATTCAACTCCGATGGAACCTTAAATGCCAACCCAATTTATGGATTTAGGGAGAACAGATTTACTGCCGACATCACTGGAGGTGGGAGCCTCACAATCCTTGGTGGAAGCACAAATCTGGCAATTCAAACCTCATTCCAAGGTGTTTCTACTGTTCTAAATAGTAGGACATATTACCTGGGACAGAATTTCGTCAACGGTACTGCCCTTCCAGAGGTTGAAAAATACACTGGAAACATTATCTATG